GTCACGGCGGCTCTGCGCGGTGAGGCGGAATCGGCGGAATACCTCGGGCTCACGTTGAACGAGGATTACATAAAAGCATGGAATGAGGTCCACGACGTTCATGGCAAGGCATGGAAGGACCTTACGGATCTCGAGAAGGCCCAGGTGCGTTACCAGGTATTTCTGGAACAGACCAACGCCACCCAGGGCCGCGCCGCGGAGAGCGTAAAAACGCTGGGCGGGGCCATCGAACTGGTGAAGAAGACCATCGAGGATGCCGTCGCAAACAACCAGGACCTGGCCAAAACCATGGAAAACGTTGCAACCGTCATCCGGGAGAACGCGGACAGCATAGGCGAAATGGCATCCACTCTCATTGAAGTCACGGCCAAGGTAGTGGCATTCGCTGTCGAATGGAAGGAAGTCCTTATCGCCCTCGGCGGCGTATGGGCCGTGACCAAGGGCATATCGATCCTCACCAGTGTGATCAGGGGCCTCGATGCGGCCATGAAGGCCATGAAGGCGACCAGCGCGGCCACGTCCTTGATTGAACTTGCTGGGGCCTCGAACACGGCGCGGATTGCAGGCGTCGGTCTTTCGGCATGGATGACGGGAGGCTTGGCTGTTGCCGCAGCATTTGCCGCGCAGCAGATCATCCCGCTCGTTCAAGCCTATATGGAAATGAAGAAATGGGAGGATGC